ATATAATAAGGAAGGGGAAAGCGAATCAAGGATTTTCTGCTGTTCGGGACTGCTGTTATCAAACAGAGCGGTAACTTGCAACAGACGGTAGGCCGCGGACTTGCTGACGCCTATACTCTCGCACCAACGGCGGAATGTATCCTCGCTGTATTGGTTGTTACGCTTGTCCCAATTTGGGACAAGCGCCTCATGCGCGATTGCTACCCCATCAGCCATGCGGCGCAGCCCAGCTTCTGCCAACCTCCGCCCTGCTGCGCATTCTCGTTCTGCAAGGTGCAGGTCGTTGACCGTTTGCTCATCCAGCCCGCTGTAATCAAACTCCGCTGCCGAACAGGCAGTTTCCGCATCGGACAGGTTTGACATTGCACCGGAAGTGCCCGCAGGGGAGCAGGGGCCCGGCGGGCAGCTGTTTGCATCCGCCTGGGTGGTCGATGTTTCCTCCGCCAACGTGGCAGCAGGGGCGGCCATAGTCACAGCAGCATCCGCATTCGGGGCAGTCGTGTTCACTTTGCATGGTGGTTCCTCCTTGTTGGACAGCGCGCGCAGGGCTTTTACCACAGCGTCCGGTACCTCGTAGTCATCCATCAGGATGCCGAAGCATCTCCCCAGCCAGTCCTCCTGCGCCAGGTCGGGCTCTTTGGTCTGGGCCTTGGCGTACTGCTGGGCGGCCCAATCGCTGGGCACCCATTTGTTTTGGTGTTTGTCCCAGAACCAGAACCTGCCGTGCTTTAAGGCGTACAGCAGGTGGTTGTCCTGGTTCTGGCAAATCATGTGGTTAGTCAATCTTCTACCTCCATGTTGATCAGCGCTTTGCGCTGGGCGGCGCCGGTGTCTGCGGCGCTGTAGCACAGGCTGATCTTTTCCAGTTGTTTGACCTTGCTGCTTGTTGCCTCGGCCAGAATGCCGCGCACGGTTTCGTGCAGCAGCAGTTCGGCATCCTTGCGGTTATGGGCAAAAGCAGCGCGGATGGCGTCATACTCGTTCATGGCGTTACCTCCACAGGTGTGAATTTTTGCAGAAGTTCTTCGGCCAGCGGCTTGGGCAGGTCCGTCATGCGGCCGCCGCGCCAGCCCACAAGGCAGAGCCGCCCATAAAACCAGCGGCCGTTGTAATGCCGGGTCGGCAGGCTTTGCCCAACCTGCGGTAGATAAAACAGCGCGGCAAACCGGTTGCTGATCGGGCAGCGCTGCGCGTACCCGCCCATAAAGCGCTGCAGTTCCTGCAGGGTGTCCGGCAGGCGGTAAAGTTCCGGCTTTGCGCCGGGGTCAATCACGATTCCGCGCATGTCGCCACCTCCCGCAGTGCGATTGAAGCCCACCCGCCCAGCAGGCAGGCTGCCAGCCCGGCCATTGCAGCCGCCCCGCCGCCCTGGGCCAGGGCGGCCACGGCGCACAGCGCGCCCAGCCCGCAGGCCGTTAGCGTGAAATTGGCGAAAGCCTTGCAAATGGGGCTGATGTGGGGTAGAATACAAGTGATGAAATTTTTCGTCTGGCCGTTCCGGTGCTGCAACACCGGGGCGGCTGTTTTTGTTTTGGGCATGGGGTGTTCTCCTTTCAGATCGGCCCAGGGTCGCTGTGCCGGTGGTGATAGTTGGTTTGCGGTGCGGGGGCAAGGCCGCTGTGCGCGGGGCCGGTGCGGCGCGCAATGAACCCGGCCAGGCCGTCCTCGGTCACCAGGTGTTTGCGCGCCACGTTGACCGTGGGGCCAAACTCCCCGGCCCGCACAAGCTGCTGTACGGTGGATTTTTGCACGCCCAGCATCTCAGCCAGGCGCTCGGCGGTGTAGAGGATCATGGGGTCACCTCCTTTTGCAAATTTATCCTTGTCAACCCCTTGGAAGTCCGAAGCATGGGACTGGTGGGGGCTTAAGGATTTTTCTTGAGCAGATAGTCAATAGAACAATTGAAAAGACTCGACATAGCTTCAAGCTTTGACTGGGGAATGTTCCCGCGAGCCATCCAGTTATAAACAGTCTTCCGAGTTACGCCAAGCTTTTCAGCCAATTCTTCAATAGTCAGCCCCATGCGGCTTCGCTCGGCATTTATGTTGGGATAAGGCATTACTATTACCTCCTTTCATTTTGCGTTACTCATTTCGGGTAACTGTGATTATAATATACCCGTTTTGGGTATTTGTAAAGACAAAAAATGCTCAAAATGAGTTGATGCAAATTGTGCACCATGCCCATTTTGAGTATTTTTTGCGGTTTGTAGTTGACCCGTTACTCGTTTTGTGTATTATAATATACATATAGAGTAAAAGGAGGTTCGTATAATGAACCGAATGCAGGAACTGCGGCAGGAACGCGGGATAAGCATGAAAGATGCAGCGCGTGCGCTGGAAATGCCCTATACCACTTATGTGAATTACGAAAAAGGTACACGCGAACCGAATTCCGAAACGCTAATTAACATTGCGAATTTCTATAATACTTCTATTGATTATCTGCTGGGAAAAAGCAATGTTAGAATAGATGACAAAACTTTAGATATTGTAAATGAAATAGATGGAGATCTCCTTGCTCAAGCAGGCAATATTAAGGATGCCCTAATCTTGCAGAAAAAGCGAGATGATGCCATCCCCACCGGCTTTGAACCCCGCCCCAAAACCGTCAAGCGGCCGCTGGTGGGGGATATTGCCTGCGGTGAGCCCATCACCGCAGAGCAGAACGTGCAGGAGTATGTGGATGTGCCGGAGGGCATCGTCTGCGATTTCTGCCTGCGCTGCCATGGCGACAGCATGATCGATGCAGGCATCCGGGATAATGATGTGGTCTACATCAAAACCCAGCCGCAGGTGGAGGACGGCGAAATAGCCGCCGTCCGCATTGGGGACGAAGCCACCCTCAAGCGCGTGTATTATGACGGCAGCACCATCACCCTTGTGCCAGCCAACAGCGCCTACCGCCCCAAATCCTACTCCGGCCCGGAGCTGGATGACATCCAGATAGAAGGCAAGGCAACGGGGTATACACACTGGTTTTGAGAAAGTACGTTAAATAAGTATGCCACAGAGAGTGGCGGAAAGGCGGCACCTTGTGAAAACACAGCTCTGGAAAACGATAAAAAGTCGTCCATACCTAATAACATTTTGCGCGGTTTTCGTGCTGATCTTTTTGCGATTTGGAATTTCCTCAATTCAAAGAGGAAAAGCCACGGCCTTTGTCCTTTTAGGAATAGCAATTATTGCGGCGCTTCTTTCGTTTCCGCTGGTAAGAATCGAGAATCTAATCAGAATACGGGTTCTTGAATATAAGATTAAAAAGCTCAAAAAAGTGCTGTCAGATAACTACTACCCGGAAATGCAAAACAAGCTTGCGGCAGTAGATGCCATGGATGGCCATGAATTTGAATATTTCTGTGCTGAACTGCTAAAGGAAAATGGCTTTGTAAATGTAGAAGTCACGCAGGCCAGCGGGGATTTTGGTGTGGACGTTCTGGCAGAAAAAGACGGCGTAACTTATGCCGTGCAGTGTAAATGCTATTCGGATAAGGTGGGAAACCATGCTGTGCAGGAAGCAACATCCGGCTCGCAGTATTACCACCGGATGGTTGCTGTAGTGCTTACCAACAGTACATTTACCCCCGCGGCAATCGAAACGGCCCAAAAGACGAATGTCTTGCTTTGGGACAGGGAAAAGCTGAAAGAAATGATGGCGTGAAGTGGTAAGTTGTCTGCAGAAGGGAGAAAAAACGCGATGACTTTTCAGGAACAAGTAGGCAGGATCACGGCTGAAGATAAATTTTTGTATGCTTCAGAATCTGAGATTAGAAAATTACTGGGAGACAATCCGCTGTCACCAGCACAGATGGAGGGGCGTCTGCGAGCTAACTTGTACGCAGATGTTACGCTAAGTAGTAACAGAAAGAGGACATCGACGCTTCTCTCCATGGGAGTGAAAAGAGGAGATCCAATAGAATTAAAATTATCAAAATCGGGAGATGCGGAGTGCTTTCCGATTGAAGCATATTGGAACGATACAAAGATTGGGGAACTGCGACCCAGCTATTTGGAAGACGCTATTTACAATGCAAAAAAGGAAGCGCGCCCCATTTTTGCGGCAGTTTCTTTGATTGACAAAAGGACAAAATTTTTTATTGAAATAGCAACATATAAATAAAAAAAACGCCCCCGGTGCTACCAACACCGAGAGCGTTTCCATAGATCAGCTTGCCCACTAAAAGTGGATACAATACCAACCCAACACTTGTATTGTATCACCTTTAAGGCAGGCTTACAAGTCATACCTTGGAGGTGTATTTTTTATGCCCAAACAAAAATTGACCCGCCGTCCAGATGGCCGCTACCAGAAGCGGATCACCCTTTCCAACGGCAAAACGCGGCTGGTGTATGGCCGCACCGAAGCGGAACTGAAAGCCGCGGTGCGCTCCGTGCAGGCGCAGGATGAAGCGGGGCTGGAAGTGGGGGACCACACCCTGGTGGGCGAGTGGGCAAAAATCTGGCTGCGCTCCTACAAGCAGGGGCTGCGGCCCGCCACCACCAAAATGTACCGGGATGCCTACAATCTGCACATCATGCAGCACATTGGATGCATGGAGCTGCAGGAGGTGCGGCCGGTACATATCCGGGCTATTATGGCGGAAATCACGGAGCAGTCGGAATCCCTGCAGCACAAGGTGCTGATCACGGTGCGGCAGATCATGCAGACGGCCCAAGCGAACCACCTGATCCGCGATGACCCCACCGACGGCATCCGCATTACGACCCACGCGCGCCCTAAGCAAAAGAAATACCTGACGCAGGACGAAGCGGAGGAGCTGCTGTCCTCCATTGCGGAGCCGCGGGCCAAGGTGTTTTGCGCGCTCTGCTACTACTGCGGCCTGCGCAAGGAAGAGGCCCTGGGCCTGCAATGGCGGGATGTCGGCCCGGCGGCGCTGGTTGTCAGCAGGGCCGTGACCTTTGCGGGCGGCAATCAGCCGGACCCCAGTATGGAACTGAAAAACGCGGCTTCCCACCGCCTGGTGCCGGTGCCCGCCAAGCTGCGGGCGATTCTGGATGCCACCCCGCGCCTGGGAGAGCACGTTGTGACCAAAGCTGACGGCGGCGTGATGACGCAATCAGCCTATAAAAAGATGTGGGCTTATTATGTGGCGGGGGTGTCACTGCTGCCGGTGCACGCCCACATGCTGCGCCACAGCTATGCCACCTGCCTGTACCACGCCGGTGTGGATCTGCGCACCGCCCAGCAGCTGCTTGGTCACGCCAGCATCGAGATGACGGCCCGCATCTACACCCATCTGGAAGCCGAAGACGGCCTGAAAGTAAGCGGCAAACTGGACGATTATTTCAACTCTGCCCCGCCCGCCGCGGATAGTACGGCGGGAACTGCCTGACTACAAACTGACTACATCCCGGAGCCATCCTGACTACTTTTGACTACCTGAGACTAACGGTAAAGCGATAATTTGAACGTTGTATCGTTGCCCAGTACTGACTCTTAATCAGTGGGTCCTGGGTTCGAGTCCCCGATGGTGCACCAAAAATAGCGCGGTAGAATGTGCAAAACATTTGCCGCGCTTTTTACTATAT